TGTTGTGGTATTATTGATAACCATTTTATAATTAACGTAAAATCAAAATCTTGTTATAAAAGAAAAGGGGCGTGATGCCCCTTCCCTTGAAACCTAAACAAGAAATATGGAAAACTTAAGAAGCCAATGTTACCACCGATGACATATCTGAATAAGATTCAGCGTCAACGATTGCCTTTGGGGTTGGTTCCATTCCCACAAGGGTAATGGTGTTCAAACGTGCATCGCCCATTTGAGTTCCCCACGATTCAACGTCAGTTGTTGCATCCATACCTTCGGTTTCTCCCAAAAGTGTGAAAACATCATTTCTATCCCAAACGATTACTCTCCAACGACCTTTTGTAAGGGTGTCAAAGATTTCAGCATCACTATCCGCAGCGTTCGGAGTGCTTCCGCTTGGCTTCAAAGATAGAGTTAAAGTTTGGGTATATGCAGTTGTACCGTTGTCACGTGACGCAGCACCACTTACCTCCAATGTAGATAAGCCCTTCAATTCCCAAAAATATGCAGTTGATTTAACAGGCGTTGGAGACGCACCGTTATTGATTGAGGTTACTAAACCACTCGCATCTTTAGATACTACGTTTGAAAAAACGTAAGGAACTAAAAACACGCCACGCAGACCGCCTACAAACTCTTTGCAAGGTTCTGATCTATTTGCTAATGTATTACAAGCCATTTTATTTTGATTTTTAAATAAAAAGGGAGGGAATCACCCCTCCCCCTTTGATGAACTACAAATCAGATTATTAATTAGGAAATGTTAAGAATAACTTGTTGAGTTGGGTTGGTTGCGATGATACCGCCTGTAAAACGCATAATTACACGCACGTTTTGGCTGCCATCAATGTCGCTCATGTCGATAACCTTAACTTCGTTGGTGTCGCTCAACAAACCAGTACCAAAGTGTAAGTCAGATTTAAGACCAAGTACACAATCAGAGTCATTAAGACCTGGGCAAAGGTTTACAGGAATACCTTGGAAGTTCATTGGCTTCTCTCCAACGTAGAACTGGAAGTTATAGTTACCAGCAGAAAGAGCCGCTTGGTAAGCCTTCATAGTAGTTGGACCTACATAATATTGGAATCCTTCTTTACCGTACAAAGCCGCTGGAGAAGCATCCAACATCGCTTGTAGACGAGCAACTACGTTTGAACCAGTTGTTGCACCTGAACCAGTAACCGCAATAGCAGAGTTGTCAGCCAAGTAACCGAACATTCCGTCTTGACCAGCAGTTACTGCTGAATCATAGAACAAGTTAGATTTCCAAATACCCAATTCGATTGATTGAGCCACCTCGGCAGCAACTTGTGCCAAAAGGAACTCTTCAAACGATGCTGGTAATTTTTCAAATGCAGAGTAACCCGCTTCAGCCGCTTCCCAAGTAGTACGCAAGTTGTTTTTGCACAATTGCAAGTTAACTTGTTTTTCAGTTGTGGTCAAAACGTATTCACCCAAAGTTACTGAACTTGAATCAGTAAAGTCGCAAGTTGCATCAGCAACACTCACGGTGTTCTGCCAGTTACGAATAACTTGCTTAAACGCCACGTTAGGGTGAAGAGTGATTAAATCTTTTGCAAGGGTATCACCTGACAAAAGTGATGCGGCAATATATTTTCCCGCAAACTGACCAGCGTAGGTGTTAGGGGAAATGGTAGGTCCGCTTAAATGAATTTTTCTATTTGACATTGTTTTGATGTTTTTATGGTTTAAAATAATTGGTTAAATACTCTATCTTGGATTGTTTCGCCTCTTCTTGCACCAATTTTGAATTGTACATTGGTTTGCGTAGTGGCTTCGGGGTTGAACTTTGTGTGTTCTGCTGGGCTTTCAGCAAGTTGTTTTTTCAACTCTTCGTTCTCGGCAGATAACTGCACGTTAACGGCTTTCAAATCTTCGTTGGCTTTTTCGATAGCAGATAAACGAGTTTCGATTTTAGAGAAATAAGATTCTTCCATTTCGGTTTTAGATTTCACTACCTTTTTAGGCATTGATTCCATCATACCAGTTTCTTCTTTTTCGATTTCGTCTTTTGCTTCGATAACTTCCTCAACTACTTCCTCTTCGCCTTCGATTGAAACCTCAACGATAACGCCTTGCTCATCAACTTCAATTTTCATTCCATCTTCAAGCATATATTCGCCCATAGGAACGGGGATGTTACCTTCTTCGGTTACGATGAAAACTGCATTACCTATTTCAAACGCCTCTGCATCAAAGATGGCTTCACCATCCATTGTTTTTACTTGTGCTAATTCAACCTTTGTTCCCTCGGTTGATTCCTTACCCATTACGATATCGTAAACACGGTTAAGGATTTCTTTTGCGTTGCTCATATAATTAATTAACGATTGTTTTAAATGGTGTTGGGTTTTTACAACACTTTGTCAAGTGATTGAACTGCCTTGGCTAATTTTGCGTATTTGTTAATCGCATCAATTGCCTGTCCTTCAAGTTTACCCCATTGTTTTGCGGCATCCTTTTGTTTTGCTTTTTCCGATTGCATTCTACCTAATTTAGCGGTACTTTTAGCATCATTCAAAACCTTTAAAGCGTTATTGATAGATAATGCCCAGTTGCCTACATCAACGGCAATTCTTTGCATTCTTGATGCAACTTCATCACTCGCATCAATAGAACTTTTTATTTTTTTTAGTACATCACCAGGGTTATCCGCAAATTGGATATTAATTACTTTTTTTTGCATATTCGTTTAATAATTTTTTTAGTTCGGTTAACATCACTTCCTCTTTGCTCATAGTGGTTGATTTATCCGCAAAGAATCCTTCAATGGAAAATCCCTTTACTTTACCACTCTTCACATATTCTTGCCAAATTTCTTCGTTATCAACTTTCATTGATACATACCAAGTACCCACAGGATCGTTCATCCCATAGGCTGCACTTTTATCTTTTTCAGCATCTACTTTAATCCAAGATTCAACCAAGGTTAAACCATTGATTTTCCCATCGTGTTCCAAAGTTGCGTTGTGTTGGTTGCCCTTTTTCAAGTACAACTGCATCGCTTTCTCGATGGTAGCCTTGGAAAAATAAACGTAAAACTCCTCATTATCTTGGTTGCGGTAGATAGGTTTATTTGGTATTAAGGCAGGTCCCATCAAAATCCGCTTATCCGTGTCAACGGTGGCAAATTTCACTTGATGGTTGTTTAGTGCTATAAAATTGGATTCGATGGCGGGGCTTTCAACGATACTGATTGCATCAATACCGCTTACCTTACTATCTTCATCCAAAATCAATTCAACGATTTTCATTTCTTAAATAACGATAATGGTTTATAGTGTTGCATTTTGTCGGATATGCCTATCAAGTGACTGCTGACTATTTACATCTTGACCTACAACGTATGCCCTTGGTGGGGTGCTTAATGAATTATTCAAACTACCAAGTAATTGAGCCGATGAATTAATCTGACCGCTAATTATACCTACATTTGGTCCTGTGGGTGCAGTCATTGAAACTCCACCGCCCGAACTATCTCCTTCAACGCCTGGCAATTCTTGTTGCATAATCGCCCTAACATTCGCCAAACCCGAAGCGATAACACCAGCAGCACCAATAAATCCAAATGTACCACCTTGGGCAAGTGCTTTTGTTGCCCCTGAATAAGTGTCAATAATTGCCATAGATACTGCAAGGGCTTTACCAAACTTTGAATTTTCTCCTACCAACGATTGAACACCAGTTAAAGCACCCATCACGGCACTCATTTGGTTTTCAGCAACCATTTTCGCTTGTTCAATTTCGTAATCGGCACGTTCTTTTGCAAGTTGTTTTGCTTCTTCGGTTGCTGCTGCATCAAAATCCGCTCTTGCCTTTGTATTTGCTTGTGTATCGGCAGTATATTGTGCATCCAGTAATAACTTGGCATTTACCGCTTCAACATAAGCCGCAGTACCTTCTTTATGTCTTTTTATTTCTTCATCGTTTAATTTTAATTGTGCTTTATATTCGTCATCAATAGCCTTTTGCTTTGCGTCAAATTGCTCTGCACCCTCTTTTATCATTTCCGCATTACTGTCGGCAATTATTCTATTGGCTTCAATTACCCCCTCGGCTAATGCCTTGGTCATCTCAATAGATTCCTTATCCAACGCAATTTTATTTTGTTGTTGCTCGGATTGAATACCCGTTGTTTTTGCCAATACCCCTTGTTTATCGGCTTCGAGCCTTAAAATGTCGTTTTGTAGTTGTACGTTATTTTTATCAACCGACAATAAAACTCTTTTTTGTTTGATTTGCTCATTTAAGTTTGATATTTCAGCCGCTTGACCTTCTTCCAACTTTTTCTTTAAATCATCATTGGCTTTAATTCTTTCTTCGATTGTTTTGGTTTCATCGTCACGGACTTGCCTTAATACCTCCGCTTGGCGGTCATAGGTTTCAATGACACTCTGCATTGCTATCTCTAATTTTGCCAACTTCTTTTCGGCATTAACATAAGCATCAGCATTTTTGGCAGCGTTCTTCGTTTCGTCTGCAATGGTTTTTGCAGCCTTACCCAAGGCATCCATACCATCCTTGACAAGTCCTACCGTATCATTCACTCCAAGTACAATTTTACCCACGGCATTTGTGGCGGTCTTTGCCGCTTCGGAAAACTCCCCTTTCAATAAAAGTCCAATTGCCTTACCCACTTGTGGGATGTATTCCAACAATCCTTCAAATCGATTGGTGATATTGGTTTTAATCATCTCACCAAATTCCTTCAATGCTTTTACTGGATCTTTGAAAACTTTGTTTAAGGCTACGAATAAAGGATCAAGAACTTCAATTACTCCGTTGACAATGCCTTGGAAAACTACCATTGCTTTGTTCATCAAGTCTTGGACCTTTTGATTTTTCATTAAT